TCACATCGGTTGTGTTAGCTTTATTTTTCAGCGTTGTCTCAGTGCTCTGCAAACGGGAGTTAATCGAATCAATGTCGCTTTTGTTTGCTTTATTCGTAAGATTTGTGTCAACCGTATCAAGCCTTGCTCCAAGTGAATTAGAACCTCCTCTTGCCGTGGCTATTTCGGTTTCAAGTGCAATTGCTCCGTCTGTTGCCCGTTCAATCCCCTCGTCCATATGGTTGAGGTTGTCGGCAGTCAGCGGAGTTGCTTTTGAGGGAGTATTTTCCCAGTTCATTCGTGTGTATTTGTTCAATTTCTATTCTCCTTTCGCTGTGATTTTGTCTGTGAGTGCCTGTATGCCTGTAAGCTCTCTCGATAACACATATGATGTCACGGTTGCGGTTTGCGGAGTGCCGTCAGCGTTATATGCATAGTTACCGTCAGCGTCGGTGACATAGTACTTCACCTTAACCATATCGCCCGGCTCAACCCACACTCTGCCGTCAAGAGTTGCTTCAATCGGAGTGTATGTGTGGTGGTGCAACCGCTTGCCTGTATCGCCTTTAAACAGATTTTCAAATTTATGTATCCAAGCACCGCCTTCGTTGTCGTTTTCCTGCCATACAAGAATGTTATCTGTCATATCATAGGTTTTACCTGTCAACACGCTATAAGTCCGCTCTTTAGCTTTCCTTGCCGAACCGCCTACTGAGAATTTAACAGAACCGTATGTACCACTTGACTTTTCGTCAGTATTGAATGTTTCGTAAAATTTATACACTTCTGCTTTTGATTCATCGGTTTCGAGTTTGACAAATTCGAACGAACCGCCTTTTCGCGAACCGCTTGGTTTGCACATAACAAAAACACCAAGCATTTCGGCAATTGACGAGAATAACTTACCGTATGTTATTTTATCCGAACTGTTTTTCCACACCGCATTGTACAGTTTCAATTTTCCAACCGTCAATTTATCTGCAGCGTTAATTATTTCGTTCAATATTTCGTCGGCATAGAACGAAACCCATATATCGTAGTAATCAGACCCCGATATATTTCCCACAATACTTCCTATCTTATTAGCTATAAGGTTCAGCATTTCTGACACGGTTAATTCCTGACTGTTATTCCAAAAGTCTAATAAATAGTTTGTCGCGTCCTCTTCATACAGTTGCGAAACAAGGTCATACGCTGTTATTAAAATTTTATTGCAGTCATTCTTATCAACCGTTGCCGAATCGATAATACCATTGAAAAGTGTCCACGCTTGAGTAAGAATTTTTCTATCAGGATACATATTCGTTGCAGGATAATTGTATTTGGCTGGTAATATTTGTGACTTACCCGGATAAGTTTGTGTAATCTTTATCCTTATCCAACAACCCTTTAACTTTGACGGAGTGAATGTACGGCTTGTTGTATTAAGCAAAGTGATTTTTAATTCTGAAGCAATGCAACCACCGAATTTGAGCTTACTTTCGTCACAAATCGACTGTTTAAGACTCATGCTTTCGCTTTCAATGTTAGTTTGGGTAATTGTAGAAAATTCACCATCAGGAAACACAATTTCGAGCTTGTTTGAAATTAGATTATTGATAATCTGCTGTTTCAGGGATAAATCGGTAATATCGTTTTTCATGTAACTCACCCCCTTAATACTCAATAAAAGTGAAAGTCACGGCATTGTATATGATGTTGTTTTTGGTGATTTTCTTGACCTGATAGGTGATGTCGGGCATATAGGCGGTCATTGTGCGATATGCAAGAAGTTCATCGTCCCAATACTCGACACGGATTTTACGCTGTTGAGAGTTATCCCACGAACTATTCAAAGCACTTCTAATCGACTGCATTTGTGCAAGGGTGAGTTCATCAACGGTTGTAAACTCAATTTTCGACTTGTAATTTGGCGAAGTTGTTCGGTGCAGAAGATTGTTGCTGTCACGGTATGCCTTGATTTCGGTTCTCTGGAGTGGAGTGCCGTTGTAGTTATCCTTTGCAATAAGCTCGTGTGGAAACAGCTTACCGCTCTTAGGAAACCTTATTAAGTAACCTTTAAAATTTGCCATGTCATCATCTCCTAACCTAACGCACCGACACCGTGACGCTTTTTGACTGCGTTATTGCGTTTTACAATGTTGTTAAAAATCACTTCGCCGTCAAGATTTACAGTAAGGTTAATGTCACCGCTGTCACCTGTTGAGCCTATCTCTGCCATAGCCTCAATAAGTGCCTGTTTGATAGTTGAAATCGGCGAAACAACCTCAGCCTCACGCTTGTTATCACCGAGTACGGCAAGAAATTCACCGTAATTTGCCGGAACAACCGTACCTGTGGCAAGTCGGGGAACCGTAATGTTAGGCAGTCCGACATTGCCGTTTATGCCCCCTAACGCTTTATAAGCAATCTTTGCCGCTGTACTCATTCCGCCTGAAATAGCACTGCCGAGACTGTTGAACGGACTAACAAAATTGTTGATAAAGCCTTCCGTTTTGCCCAAAATCGAATTAAAAGAATTTGTAAACACATTTCCCAAGCTGTCCATACATACCATAAGGTGAAGTTTCATGGAATTAATACCATTAATCAATCCTTGCATAACATATACACCTGTTTTGTATGTTTTCTTTGACGGTGAATGACAGTCCACACCGTCTTTGCCGTTAAGAGCGTTAAGATATGTAGAGGCTGTTTCAAGACCTTTTTTCTTAACATCACCGATATATTCTTTGATACCGGTAGACATACCAAAGACCATATTTTTGCCTGAATCCTTGGCAGCTTGTGTAAGTTTATCCAAAGACTTCCATTGAGATTTTTGAACCTGTTCGGTACTGATAAGACCTGCATTATATGCCATAAGAACCGCAGAGGCATCACTGTAATTACCGTTTACAACTGCCTGCATTCGCGCAAGGTCTGAACTGTTAAGCTCAAGCTGTGCCGCCTTTTCACAGGTTTCATCGTAACCTAAACTTGCTTCGTCAAGTTTGCTTTTCAGTTCTTCGTATTCATCTTTCAACTTTCCGTAAGAGGTGTTTGCTTTTCGGTCAACACTCTGTAATGTCCAAAAATCAGGAACATCTAAATTGAGAATATCATAGTTCCATTTTTCCTTAAATTCATCAAGAGCCTGTTGCGCTTGTTTGTACTTAACAGCCGCATCACTTACGCTCTTGTTTGATTTAATCATCGCCTTCGAATTTTCTTCCATAAGGTCAGAAATTGCACTTGAACTTGCAACCTGCTTGTACTTCAAAATAAGTTCGTCAAGTTTTGTTATGATTTCATCGGTATTACCGTTTATACGAATTTTGCCTTTATCATCTTTTAATATATACTTATCCCAAGCTTTTTCAAATTCAGGATACTTGTCAGAAAAATACTCGCCGATAGTTTCAAGCTCTGCCTGTTCCTCAGGGGTAAGATTAGCCTTCTTCAGCAAATCATCAAGTCGCTTTTTGTAGTTATCAATAACTCCCATATCCGCGGAAGTATTATCAAGCGATTCTTTGATTTCGTCGCATAAAGTGCTGACATCTTCTTTACACTGATTAACTGCATCAACATAACCCTGCATTTCTTCTGTTGCCTGTTTAAATCCGAGCTTTTCAAGTTCTTCGTCATTAGCAAGTTTAATAGCAGTCACAAGACCTGTCAGCGCACTTGCAACACCGCCTATGACAGCAAGGACAGGGTGCGTGCTAAAAACAGTAACCATACCGTCTATTGCGTTTTTTATCATGTCTATGCCTTTTGCAATAGCTTGTGCAGTTTTAAAAACCACAAGAGCTGTGCCGAAACTGACTAATGCTCCTGCAAGCGCCTGCAAAGCGTCTGCACTTATTGAACCTACCATTTTTCCCAAAAGCTCTAACGCTCCTGCAAGGGCTTCTACAAGTTTCGGAACTGCTTCTTCAATTGTCCATTTTGCAAGTGGGAGAAGAATATTCTTGTATGCCTGTTTCAGCTTATCTCCGCAGGCTTTGAGCAAATCCCTGAACGCCTGTCCGAGGTCGGCAACAGCTGATACAAGCGGTGACAAATCAAGACTTTCAAGCCATTCAAGGCGAATTTCTGACATATCACTCAAAAAGCCTGTGATATCTTCAACAATGCCAAGGATTGCTTCCCAAATCTTTTTGCCTGATTCATTTTTGTCCCAAGCCTGTTTGATTTTAGTCCGCAGAGTTTTGGTGTAGTTGTTGCAGTTTTTGATGATATTCAGAATATTAGTCCAAATTCTCACACCAGTGCCGTTATTCCAAACTTTGCGAAAATCCTCTGCAATCGTGTTTACAAGTTCAAGCAAGCTGTTCCATTTGTCGATAATGGATTGCACAACCTCGTCACCAAGTCCTGCCTTATTCCAAGCCTTTGTAAACGCTCCCGAAATATCACCGATGATATCAAAAACATTTTTCAAAAGCTGTTTGATGTTACCGATAATCCTTTCGCCTGTACCGTTTTTCCACACTCTCTTCCACGATTCACCGATTGAAACAAAAGCATTTTTCAGATTATTCAAGGCTCTTTTAACGCTGTCAAAAACCTTGTTTGTACGCTTTTCAATCGCTGTTGCGGCAGTATCAAGTGCGTTAACTGCGGCTTTAGAAGATTTCTTTGTGGGGCTGTTTACTGCTGTACTGTCATCTGAAGAGCTGTTGTTAAGGCTCATCACATTGAGCCTGTCAAATCCTTGAAGATTGTCTTTAATTTCCTTTGTCTTTTTCGATGTTGTGGCAAGTGCAGAGTTTGCACTCTTTGTTTCATCGGCGAGGTCTGACATTTCAGAGCTTGCGGAATTTGCGGAATTGTCGGTTGCAGATGAATAGCCGAAAACCTGTTCCGTAAAGCTTTTGAATTTTTCCGTTGCAACATCTAATTTTTCGATAAAGGAATTAAGATTTTTCAACAGCGGAGAAAACACATTGATAAGTCCCTGACCGAGTGTTGCTTTCAGGCTGTCAAGTCGGAGCTGTAAAATTCTTGTCTGATTCGCCCAACTGTCCTGCGTTCGGGCAAAGTCACCCGTCGCATTGGCGAGCTGGTCTTGAACAAACTTGTAACGCAATGTTACTTTTTCGGCTTCGGTCATTTTAGCTGTGGTCTTACCGTAACCGTTTGCAAGGGCATAGCTGTCAAGCGCAGTCTGTGTCATTACGATGCCTAAATCTTTTAAAGTTTCGGTTTCGCCCGAAAATACTGATTTAAGTTTTGTATAGGCTTCGTCCTGTCTGATGTTGTAGAATGAAGCAACATCGCCTGCAAGTCCTGTCAGCGTGGTTGACATATCATAGGCTTCTTTCTCAGTAAAACCGAAAGCCTCAGCCATTGAGCCGAAAGTACCGACATACCGCTTTGCCATTGTTTCGGACAAACCAAAAGAATTAGCTGCACTTTTTGCCCACTTGTCAACCTGTTTGGTCATTGCCGGAAAAGTAACATCAACAACATTCTGCACCTCCGCAAGGTCAGAACCAAGCTCAATGCACTCTTTGCCGAAATTTGTAATTGCATAAGTGCTGAAAGCAACAGCGGCTGTCTTTGCAAAGGTCTTAAGCTGATTTTTTACCTTTTCGATTGATTTGGTAACAGTAGTATTAACCTGTGCCAAACCGCCGTTAAAACCCGATGTATCAAGTTTCGTGTCAAAATTCAGATAACCGTCAACCGCCATATTTTCACATCCTTTCATTTAAAAATGGGCATAAAAACAGCGCACACCGTTATGATGTACGCTTAAAAATTTTGCAAAAGAACAGCCACCCCCGTTTGGAGTGGCTTTTTCGTTTTATTCAATCATTGATTTCAGCTTATCCATATGCTCTGTAACACTTGCGACTTTATCAGTGCCAAGAGAATATTTAGCCAAATCTATCTCACCGCTAATCCAACGGTCATTATCAGTTGTCGGAAGATTTTCATTTTTCAGAATATAATCGCCGAGGTCATTTTCAATCTCATCGAGCTTTGCTTCTGCTTCTTCGGCAGTAAGTGTTCCATCAACATAACTCTGCATATATTGAATGGCTTTTTTTGCCGAATTGATTGCAACATTACTGTACTTAGCCACCTCAGTTGTTACCATTTCGGAAGTTTCAGCCTTTATATCGGTGTTTGAACTGCTTTCCGCTGTTGTACCGCAGCCAACAAGTGATACTGCAAAAACTGCGGTTAATGCTAACGCTATGAGTTTTTTCATACCGCACCTCAATTACGCTTTCCAATGGCAATTTGGACATTCCGCAACATTGCTATATGAGTTCATACAATGGCAGTTTGGGCATTCCCATTTATCGGGCGAATTGGTACTTCCGCTATTGTTTTCGTTGCTTTTCTCTGTTTCCTGTTCACCGCAAAGAAATTCAAGTTTTTTGAGAATACAGGAAATACCTGCAAAAATCATACAGAGAACCGCAACGGAAATCAGACAAATTACAGTCATTCCCATATTAAAGCCTGTTGTGAATTCTTCTGTAACAGAATTGTATGTGGAAGTCGGGAACTGAAAACCTGCAACAATACTACCGATAATTCCGACGATACCGATAATCCAAGCCATAACTTCATAAAATTTACTTTTCATCATTAATCCTCCTAAATGTTAAAACAATATAGTTCTCACTTAATCATACACTAACATTTAGAGAATGTCAATAATATGTGATACGATACTACACTACACGAGCGAATTTATGAAGTCAAGTTCCTCTTTATCTTCTGCTGTGAATTTGGGCTTTAGGTCGATAAGTTCTTTATGTTCGCTGTAAAAATCCCGTTCGGTTTTGTCGAGCTTCTTATGCTTTGCCTTTTTGGTGCGAATTGAAATCACCTGTGTAAACAAGCCGTCACCCACTTCATTGAACAAGCCGAGAAAAGTCCACCAGTGCATATAATCGACTGTGCGTGTTTCCGATCCTGCAACCTTATTGAGAGCAGGGAAGATTATATGTCCGTCCTGTTCCCAATCAAGCACGCGAACGGGGAGCTGTTTGCCCTGCGGAATATCTCCGCCGTCAAGATACCAAGTTGCCCTGTCAAGTGCCTTTTGGTAATTTTCGGGAATTTCCTTATAAAGGCACTCGACACACACTCGGCATTTTTCAAAATCGTTCAGATCATCGTCTGCATAGGCTTTGAAAATCAGCAGAGCAACACGGAAGTCGGAATTGATTTCGTAGTTTCTGCCGTCAACCTCAAGGCTTTTCGGCAGTAATTCAATCACTTTTTCACCTGTGAAGTGTATTTGCCGACTTTCTCATCGGAAATTTTCTGTGCCGATTCAAAATCAGCCTGCATAACAGGAATAAGCACTTCAAGGAAGTTTTCAAAAATCGGCTTACCGCCCACAAGTGAAAGACAGTTAATTTCACCAAAGACAACCGTGCAGACATCCGAACCGAAAATGTAGTTAATCTGCTCTCTGATGTCCTTGTCGCACTCGGTGATAAGCTGAATTGCGTCTGTGTTTTCAGCTTTTTCAGCGTTTTCATACTTCTTCTGAATCTGCTCAATATTCTTGACTGCCTCGTTGAGCCTTGCAAGAATGCCCACATCCGTGGTGTTGATACGGATTACTGCGTTTTCATCATCGCCAATCTGATATTCCTTGTAACCTCTGTCAAAAACAAGTTTCTGCATAAATCAATCCCTCCCCAAAGATTAAACCGTTGCGGTAAAGGTCGGAACTTTCTTCTCAATTGTAGCCGTACCCTGCTGTCTGTCGCCGTTAAATGCGATGTTGAACGGAATATTCACACCGCCCTGAGCACCGCCGTAGGACTGTGGCTTTACGATACAGGTTTCAGTCCAAGCGTCATACGGACCTGTCTTCTTATCAACAAGGACTTCAAGAATTGCAGTCTTGCAGTCGTCGCCTGTAAGGCGGTTCATTGCAATATCCTTAATCTTTTCGTAGATTGCATCGCCTGTGTTTGCGTAATAAGTGTCTGCGTCAATTGACGGTTCATAGCCGTTATCGTTTACAACGGTTTCATCAAGAATGTTCTTGACTGTTTCTGTGTCGGGGTTGAGTTCAACGGACATATCTTCAATATCTCTGCCAATCAAAAACCACTTAGGGGTTTCGCCACCAAACGAAGCGTCAATGTAGTGCATAAGATAACTTCTTTTGAGTTTACCGATATCGGGTGTTGTTGCCATAATTAAAATTCCTCACTTTCGATTTTGTAATCTGCGGTAATCTGTAACTGATACATTACATTACCAATTAAATTGCTGTCGGGTATGTCATAAAGCATACCGTTTGAACAGGTTATTTTTGTGAGCGTACCTGCAAGCTCATTGTCGCCAACCGTTACGGTCAGCGTTTGCCCCTTTGCCTGTTTTTCAAGCCACAGCTGTAACTCGTTAATAAGTCCGCTGTTGGCAAGTCGGTCATAGTCATTAACCGACTGATAAACAGCGTACAAGATGAATGTGTGCTGTCGCTCCTGATTGCCGAGAACATCGGATTTAATCAGTGTGTCGCCTGTCGGAGATAAGCCGTAGCTGTCGGTGTCAGGGGTTGTGTAGTCAATGTGCAGGACATCGTTCAGCTTTGGAAAGCTCATCACAATGCTCTGCATAAGTTCAATTATGTTCATTCTGCCGTACCTCCTGCCACTTTAGCAGCACCCTGTAAAATCTCTTTTTTACGGTCGGCTTTCATTCGTTCAAACCACATCTTGCCGGCAAGAGGGTGCTTTGCCCGAGAATAAACAAGCATTTTGCCTGTTGGGTGTTTCTTCTGTCCTTTAGGGCTGAAATAGCCCACAATAACACCGTTTTCCTTAATCGGGATATTAGGACCGTAAACCTTGCCGTAGTAGAGATACCTCGCATACGGTGTGTTCTGATGAATTTCGCCCGAGCCTATAACCGTTGAGAGGGTTGCCGACTTTTCAAGCACGCCGTTTCTGAACGGTGTATAGGGTTTCATCAATCGTAAAACCGTGCTGTCAACATACTTTTGCACCTTTAACACATCGGCATTTTTGCGGACTGCAAACTTTTTATCCCAGAGGAAACCTGCCGTACCGTTTTTTGACTTGATGACAAAATCGGGCGGTTGAACAATCTTCATGCAATCACCTCGCCGAAATTTTGATATGCTGTAAATCGGTTACGCCGTAGAGCTTTTCATCAATCGACATAACCGCATAGCACCTGTGTTTTTGCTTTAGCGTTTTAAGGCTCTGTGACACGCTCTGGGGGTTTGAATTATCAAAGGTAAAATTACTCTCGTCCTTAATAATAATGTCCTGTGCGCTGTTCTGAGGGGTGCATAGCTGACCTGCAAAAAGGTTTTCGCTCGGCTTTAAAAAGTCGGGCAAAAGCTCTGCGGATTCAATCGGAACATACACCGTCACGCTGTCAGCGTTCTGCATTCCGCTTTTAAGCACATTACGAGCCTTGTTCTCCTGCCAATGACATTCGGGAATGAAATAACGGTCATAGCCTGAGCCGTTGAATCTGTAGATTGTGCAGGAGCTTTCAGGGGTAATAATCATCTGCGACCACCTCTGTACAGCAAATCGGTGTCGGCAAGATACTTGTAAATTGTGTGTCTGACAGCCTTTTTATGGGCGGTTTTACGCTCTTCTTCGGACACATAGATTACGGATTCATCACCGACGCTTGCGGATGAAATTCCTGAATTTGCGGACTGCTTTTCATCGTTATATACAAGCTCTGCAAGCTCACAACAGCAGAGTTTTACGCTTTCGGGAATATTGTTCCCGTCAACATTTTCGCCTGTGTATGCCTTAATGAGCAGGGTTGCAGAGCGTGCATAATAATCAAAGGCGGAAACAATGACCGCCTTTCTGCCACAGAGATATTCAGAGATGTAATAGCCTTCATCGGCATAAGCGGTCATAGTAACACTCCTTTAAGCCTCTACAGCTGAATGGCAGTAGATACCTGCCTTTTTATTCTCGTAAACATCGGCAATACCGACCATACGATAACCAAACTTCCAACCGTCAGAACTCTGATTAACTGACGGCTCAATAACCTTTGTGTCAAGGTGCTTTGTGAACTGAATCGGAGCAGAGCCGTGAATAATCATAAAGTTGATATTCTTGCCCGAAGTCGCCTTTTTGTAACCGCCCTTTTCCTTGCTTGAAGATGTGCCGTCAAGCTGTTCAATTGCTGTATAGAATCTTGACTGCGGCACAAGTGTGGTATCTGCAAAACGGCTGAGAACCTCTCTTGACTTTGTTGTGTCAAGGTCCTGCACAAGACCGTAAAGCGGTGATGTGATGAAAAGGTGTCTGTTCTCGAAAGGAACTTCGTCCTCATCCATTTTTGTTGAGGCTGTGCGGAGAGCCTTTACAACCTCTTCGCCTGTTGTGAGAGTTGCACTCACGGAAGAAATACCGCTTGTACCGGCATACTTTGCAAAGCGGAAAGCGTCAAGCTCGGGAACAACCTTTGTGCGGATAAACTCGCCCGAAAGTCTGCCGAATGCAATGCCTGCCGTTTCTGCATTATCCATTGTGTCAACCGTGAACATTCTGCCACGGTCAAAGTTACATTTCACGGTTTCGTTCGTAAGCTCAACATCGCCGTCAACGTAACCGCTGTTGCGTGAGTAGTCTGCAAGACCGTCCATTGTGAGCATCGGAATGATAAGCTCGTTTGCGTTAGCGCCCTGTGTTGCAAGGTCTGACGCACCGTCAATTTTGCTTGTGAGTGCAGACTGCTTATAGACCTCATCAAGCAACGCTGTGTACTGTTTAAAAAGTGCAATTGTGTTTGCCATAATAAAATCACCTCATAGATTTAATAAAATTATTTCTTTTCGGCAGAAAGTCCCATAGCCGCACGCATTGACGCAAGCGGATTTGAGCCTGTACCACCGTTACCTGTATCGGTTGCACCGACAGGATTCTGAAAAGGCTCATCAGAACCGAACATATAGCCGTTTTCGGACTTAACCTGTTCGAGAGCCTTTTTGATGTCATCTGCCTGATTTTTAGATGTTTTCAGGTTTTCAAGGTCAAGCAGAGCCTTGACAGCCTTTGAGTTTCTTGCACCGCTTTCCGAAATTGCACCGTCAAGCACTGAGTTAAATTCCATATCCGCAATCCTTGTCTGATACTCATTCTCTTTGGTTTCAAGTTCGCCGTTGAGCTTTTTGATTTTGCCCTTGAGCTCGTCCACATTGACACCCTCAAACTTTTTGAGTGCAGTCTGTGCAGTTTCAAGCTGTGACTTGTAGTTGTCCCTTGATGTGCGGAGCTTTTCAACCTCTGACACGGTTTTGTAATTATCCGCAAAGGCTTTTTCAAAGTCTACCTTTTTATCTTCGGGAACTGTAAAGCCGATTTCGGAGAGAAGTGTGTGTATATTCTTCATAGTAAATCCTTTCTGCATAGCTTGTATTCCGCTTTGCCTGCGGTAGAAATTCAGCCGTTATATAACCTACGGCAGGGTAAAATAAAAGCACCTATGCAATCAAATGCAAGGGCGCTTAATCTGCTTTTTCTGTTTTAACTGCTTTGGCTCTCGGCTTTTTGGGAGCGTCAGGCTTGACCTCTTCTGCAAAACCGCCGTCAATGAGTTCTTTTGCTCTCTGCTCGGAGCATTCAAAAACTTCATTCACAGGTCGGGTTACATAGCCGTTCTGCCTGTCGTTAAATGCTGTTGTTACTCTGATTTTCATTCTGTCACCACCTTTCTAAACTGGTCGAAATCGACGGGTTTAAATGCAAAAAGCACCCTATAATCAACATTGCTGTCGGTTATAAAATGCTCAATTCGTAATTTTATGCTGTTTTTGTGAATTGCATATAACAAAACCGCCCTTTTTACGGAGCGGTTAAGATTTATGCTGTTTCTGCTAATTGGATATTTTTAGTACCAAATTGCAACAGTTTCCTTTGGCAGTTCTGTCATATTAACTATTTCTGCAAGTTTCTTGCGAACATGAGAAACATACAATTTCTTACCGTACTCATACTCAGAATAACTAACTTCTGTCAATTCTTTCGTATTAATATCCATAACCACATGACCGGCTTGTTCGCTATTTTCGGGAGTATAATCGCAAGAAACTGCATTTCCTTTTAATAAGATATTAAATAACCTTACCATGTCAAAATCTCCTTATTCACAATATTTAGCAAAGTCATATCTATGTGAAGCTTTTATATGTGCTTCGTTTTGTGTAAGACCTTTTTCCATATATCTAAGTTCGGCATATTCGTGTTTAAGCAAAACCATATCTTGCTCCTTAATATTACCGTCAATCAGTCTTTGCCACGATTGAGCCATTTCATAATCAGGATCAAATCTTCTTACACCGTCAATCAGGTTATGTTCAGCAATAAAAACATGATTTTTGATTTTATCTAATTTATCTTTTGAAATACCTGTTGACTTTGAAATTTTCTCAGTATCCGTTTTCATGTGTCTAACGGATTCATAGTATCGAGTTGCATGCTCATCTGCTTTTGGGCTTAGTGGATTTAGCGCACCGCTAATTTTCTTCGTCTTTATTATATCACTTTCAGTCAATTTTGCAACAGCTTCACCCGAAATCTTGTTGATATTCCCTGCTTTTTTCGGGAGTTTTGAGCCTAAAGCATTTTTGCCGTTTACGGTTATTCTTTCCCATTGCTGAGGGAGGTTCATTGCTTTGGAAAACTTTACATATTCGTCCTGCCTTTGAAAATATCTGACCTTTGCGCCTGTGATTGTGTCGTCATCGGCACCGCCCTGTGTGAGCAGTTCAATCTTCTGTCGGTCGGCACGCATTGCGGTTTCAAGCTGCCTTTGCCTCTGCTGTGCCTCATATGCCGTGTACTCTTTGCCGTTATACTCTTTCGGGGTGTTCTCCTCCTCGTTCATACGGTCAAGTTCTTCTTCGCTGTATGTCGGGGTATCAATGCCCTTGATGAACGGCGAATAGCTGTGGTAGCAATTCGCACCGCAAAGTCCTGTGACCGTACCCAATCCGCAGACGGTTTCAAGCTCCTTTTTGCTGTACACTCTGCCCTGCCACACCTGATGTGTCGGTCTTGCACCACGGTGATAGCTGACCTCGAAATATTCCGTGCCGAGCTGTTCGGCGTTGTCCTCGTTGACCTTTGCAACCACCTGATTAAAGCCTGTCATCAACGCCCTGCGTGCCGCCACATCAACACGATTGCTCCAACCACTTGCATAATCGACGGTACGCAATCCGCTGTCGGTCATAGCTTTAACCGCTCTTTTAAGGACTGTGTTATAATCAACCGCACCGCTTGCAATCTGTATAAGTCCGTTGTCAAGAGTGCGTTGGTAAAAGTCCGCAAGCGGAGTAAATGACAGCGTATTGTCGGCATTTCTCACGGCAAATCCGAGTGAGCCTGTAATGTTCCTGTACTCCGATTTTGTCTGATTTTTGACCGCCTTTACAAGCTGTTGCAGTTGCTTATTTTCCGCATAAGGAATATACTCTTTGCCCTTGCTTGTATAAAGCTCCTCATTTCTTGCATATCCCGATTTCACGACTTCGTCATAGATTCTGTCGATTTCATCGTCAGACACATCGAGCGTGCTTTGAATAAGGCTGTCTATTTCATCCTTACTCACGCCCAATTCATACAAGCGGTTTATCTGCCAATCGGCGACAGAGGTTATCTCCTCACCGTTAGCTTTCAAACGCTCCGTAAGGTCGGACATAATATTTAACTGTAAACTACGGTACAACTGTTCCATAACCGAGGGCAAAGCCTCAATTTCAGTCGGAGTGAACATTATTCGATAACCTCAGAGGACTGCGGAAGATTCTTTTTCGCTGTCTTTTCGTCCTCTCCATACCACTTCATACGGTACTCATCAGGTCGCATAATACCAAGGTTCAAGTCCTGAATATCCTGCTTGCGTTCGGTTTCTTCATCGGTCAGAACACTGTCCTTGAAATCGCATACAAACGAATAACCGCTTGTTGTCAGCGAATTGTAAAAGGCAAGAGCATACACCAAGTCATCAAGGCAATAGCGAAGCTGTTTCTGAATTGCCGACACGGTGTTGTACTTCCTGTCCTTTGCCGACTTAATCTCCGTAGCAGTCTTTGCGACTGTTTCGGGGTTTGAAAGGTCACCGTATGCAAGACCGACCGCAAATTCAATCATACGCAGATATGTATTCAAGCCGTCCGTAATGTCGGACTGTCGAAACGCAGGCGAAAAGTCCTTGAACAGTTCTTCGTCGCCCAAATCCACATCAACGGCACGGTACAAACGCCTGTTAAGTCTGTCGGCTTTGCCGTCCTTAAACACGGCAGAATCAACATGAATCGCACGCTCTCCGCTTTCAAATTCCCAGTCAAGCCGTCCGAACTGCATATCGGCTTTCTGAATGATTTCAAGTCCGCTGTCAAAAATCGACATACCGCATGATGAGCCGTCAACCGTGTTTTTAATCGGCACTCTGAAATAACCGAACGCAGGTCTTTTCATATCGGGGTATGTGACCGCAGGCGGTAAGTCTGCCCACTCGTCAATGACAGCAAGAGGAATTTCAGTACCGAGAACCTCGGATGATGACGAACGGTAAGCCGTGTTAGTAACAGTCAAGCCCTTGTCCTTATCAAGGCTGTGATATTCAAGCCTTGTGTAGTAGTTGTCACCGATTTTCTTAAATTCGGGGAAGATGACCTTTACAAGCCTGTGCTTTGCGTCAAACTCAATCGGCACAAAAGCGTTTGCCGAGATATATTGTACCCTGTCACCGCCCAAAGGCTTGATGACCATTGCACCCGTTGCAAGACCTGACTGTAACTCCGGATTAAGCTCCTCGGTTGCAGTTTCAAACAATTTTGACAGTGTTTCATTTGAGATGTTCACCGTCATTTCGTTAAGCGTAATGTTAGCAAACTCCCTTGTGATTGACTGCTCAAGCCTCAAACTGATGACATTTTCATCAAGCCACGGAGCTTTGCCGACATAGCAGTTTTGCCATATGCCGATAGCCTTTTGCATTTCTGCTGTAATCGCAAGCCGTAAATTAAGCGCCTGCCGAATATTTTCAAGCGGAAACATTCGTCTCCACACTCCCTTCAAAAAATCTATAAGTCCCATTATTCACCTCTGCGTTTCCATACTCTGTTCATTGCATATCTGACAGCGTCAATATGGTGGTTGTCCTTATCGGGATAACCGCTGATAACATTGCCGTCCTTATCACGCTCGTATTCATAGTCGAGAAACTCCTGTGCAGTATGCGGACAGCGTGTGTTATCAATCACAATCTCCCGTAAAGACTGCAACCACTTCATCGAGTAAACAACCGAACCGGGTCCTTTTTCTGCCGAACGAGCCATTAAACCGTCAGCCCTGTAATCACCGACTGACTTCTGTTCTGCACTGTCGCAAGTAATCAAATCATTGCTTGTAACTCCGTGCTTAGTTCTGAGCAATTCGGCTGTTTCCCTGTTGCTTTTTTTGTTGCAATGTTCCTCGTCAAAAATAATGAGCTTGTGTTGACTTGGAATATATGTCATACAATCATAGGCAAACGGATCAGGATACCAGCCCCAGTCAACTCCTCTGTAAAATCTGTCAAAGGTCTGAATTTCGTCATCTGTGACCTCACGAATAACAACATTATCAAATACATTGCCGCCTGTGCCGTTAGCAATGCCCATATACTCGTTTTCATAGGCGGTAGGGTTTGTTTCTTTCAGGAACTCTGCGTCATCTATAAACGGCTTTCCGAGCCATTTTGACGGTACTGTAAGGTATGTACTCTCAATAACGAGCCTGTCTTGACGGGGAATTTTAACATACTTGTTCGCCCAGTTCTGTGCAGATTTCGGAGGGTTGAACGATTTAAATTTAAAAGCCGTGTCACCGCCGCGAATCACCGACTGTTCAATCTTTCTGACAGCTTCCTCGCCCGTGAACTGGTCAAGTTCTTCAAACCACACAACGCCGATATAGCCGAACGGTACTTTGATTGATTTAATCTTGCCCGGATCATCTGCTCCACGGAAGTATATTTTCTGCCCTGTGCTTACCCTCGTGATTTCGAGAGGTGACACGGTGCAGTTAAACTCGCTTTCAAGACCGAGAGCAGAGATTGACCACAAAATCTGCTGATACACCGAACTGCGCAGAGTGTCGGCTACCTGACGAAAAATACAGGCGTGCATATCCTCGTTCTTCATAAGCAAATCAATAACATTCAGACTGACGAAAGACGATTTTGTTGAACCTCTTCCGCCGGGGAAAACATATTCCGAATGTTCTTTACCCTCAATATCAAAAAGCACCGACGAAAACGACGGTGCAACCATATTAGCCGGTATTCCTTTGTATTCCGAACCGTCACTCTTTGGCGGTTCAGCCTTTTTGCGTTCAATGTCGAGATAGGCATTGTCGAGCTTGATTTTATGATTTTCAAAAACATTGTCACGAATAATATTTCTTAATTCTTTAATGGAATTAACATCACCTGTTTTAGCCTTTTTGAGAAGTGCCGCATTTACAACGAGCAAATTATTGACCAAATCTTCGTCAATCTCATCAACATTAATTCCCATATCAATAAGCATTTCCCAGTCGGCAGGAGTGTTGGCAGGCAACGAAAGTAACATATCCATAACCTGTTTCATACTCTTTTTACGGCGGCGTGACTTGCCCGAAGCCTTGCCGCCCTTTGCTCCGTTTTTCACGGCTTCATCACGGCTTTGGTCAGATGTAAACGGTATTAAATTTTTCTCATTGGGCAATCACCTCACCTCTTTTATCTGATTTTCCCTCACAACACAAAACCGCCCTCAAACGAGAGCGGTCTGTGCGATTTTTTATCTTAGGAGAGTTCTACATATGTCCTGTTTGTCAAACTTTCATAATACCATTATACGCAGGGTAAGGGTGACATTCAATGACATTTCAAAATAATTTTACGAGAAATCGAACTTTTTTCGGAACGCCTGTAACGCTTCGCCGTGCAATCTCAGGGTATGCCTTACGCTCATTTCCATACTCTCGGCAATATCCTCCCACCTCTGACAATTTATGTAATACTCGGTCAAAATTGCAATGTAACGGTAATCGTCAAGTGCGTTGATTTTACTGCGGATTTCAGTTTTCAACCGCACAAGATTGTCAATTTCCCGATTGATTTCAGCCTGAAGGTCTGCAATCCTGTCCACAATCCGCATAGGGTCATTCACTCCCGATGTCTTAACAGGCTCGTTCTGCTTAACCGATACCTGTGCAATATTCAGCCTAAGTTTTGACAGCTCGTGTTCTTTCGTTCTGATCAGCTTATCCGAAACCCTGACCGAATATAAATAATCTTTAACCGTCAATCTATATCACGCTCCTGTTTCATTTTTGCACCGCAATAGGGACAATATGGATACAAATCAATGTCCTCGTAAAAAGTGAGAAAGTTGCCACACTCTGAACATAAATAATTTGCATAACCGACACCCTCGCTGTCATATTCCCAACTTCCGTGCTTAATCTCTTGCATATCACACACGGTTGCTTCGTTTGGTTTACTTCCGTCAACTTCGATAATATGCTTAACTGTTTCGACATTTCGTTTTGAATTAAAGTATATCGTGTTTACACTACCGTCTGCGAACGGTATATCCAAAGCATAATCACCGCAAAAATCACGGATTTTTAATTCTTTTTCAATCATCGCTCTTCACCAATCCTCTCCGTCAAAACTTAATTGTCCAGGCAAAACACCATCCTGCATCCACCAGTGATAAACCTCAAGTCCATTAGCGTGTTGTGTAGCTTTGCCTCTTAGCTTTCTCACTTCAAGCATCTTGTCGAATGCTCTTATATACATTTTTCGGTACTTGGGATATCGTGCAAACTCCGCAAATCTCTTTTTACTTGCCATCGGACAGCCAATGCATCCAACACGGTCAAATCCACAACTGTATAACGGATTAAGATTAATGTGTTCTTGGTTGATGTACTCCCTAACATCACTATCCGACCAATCACAAATAGGGTTGAAGAGTATCTTCCCTTGTAACTGACAATGCTCAACTATCTGCCTCTTATCGTCATTGTCATTGTTAAGGACGATTCTATTTGACAGATTAGAAGAATAAGTTTCGATTATTCCCTTCGACCGTCTTTTCGTGCTTTCGGCTCTTCGCACTCCTGTGGCAATAGCACGATTCTTACCGCCTGTTTCTTTCAGAATTGCACAACAATATCTTACTAACCTTGTGGGTGGAATACCTTTTTGTACTATCAGTGACCACATAGATGTCGGCTTTCCCTTGTATCTTGGCATATCAATGTTGTATTTTATGCCTTTAGATTCCAATTCCTTAAATTTATTGCGTATGTGGTAAACTGTTTCGGGAGCATCAGCCGTTGTGTGACTATGTTGAACCTCAAAGTCTATGCCTGATTTAATCGCTAAATCTAAAATAATGTCGCTGTCTTTACCACCTGAATAACAAAGCATAAGCGGTTTATCATAGTAGCGTTTACTTATTTCTGCTCCGTCACGAAGTCGCATTATAGCAACCTTTTCTAAGTCCATTACTTTTCACCGCCCTCAATAGGCTGATTCCAACACTTAACGCAGTTATCATCACAATCATCTATGTCCGTCAGTCCTAACGTATGTGGACATACACCTTTAGGTGCTCCGTCATCGCCAAGCGGAGCATTCGGATAATGTTTCAAAAACTCGCTCAAATAAGTTTTCTGTGGGTGCTCGTCACTCCACTTCTGCACGATTGCAATTGCCTTTTCGGGATAGAGCATTTCAAAAGCTGTACATGATTGCCCTTTATTGTTATTTGCGCTACATAAAGGACAGTTAGAACAGCCAAGTTTACATAGCCCCGTCTCTGCTCTTTTCGTCATTCTTCGCTTTTCAGCGAAATAATTTGCAGTGATATTACAATCAATCATTTTCTTCACCTCTCAACGATTTGGCAATTCTTTGTTGGTTCTTGCAGATAAGGTCATTTATGTTGCAGAATAAATAATATGTCAACCCTCTTATCTCTTCTATATCATCTGTGACCATAATGCGATTGAGTTCACCGTCAATCGTTTCACGGGTGTTATCGATTTCCTGTCTGAGTTTCATTTTATTCATCTCCTTCAAAATTAACAACTTTTCCGTTGTCGGTATAGTCCCGTTTGTCAAATTCAAGTTTCAGCTTGTCGATGACAACCCTGTCGATATGCTCCCAAAACACTTCGTCAGTGTCGGAGTGTTCGATTATCTCGGTCATAGACTTTAGTGCCTTTGCACATCTGTCACGGCCAAAGCCGAAATCTTTATGCAAGGCATACAGCATTGTTTTAAATACTCTGCGTGTGATGTCTTTGTTTTCTTTTTCTCGGATCTGTTCATATGCGCTTTTTGCAATCCGTTCAGCTTCCTGTTTGAGCTGTTTCGGGATTTTAGGCGGTATTCTTGCTTTCAACGCTTTCTCTCCTTTCGTCAATCTTATCAAGTGCAGTTACAATCAACGAGCTTTTGGCTTTGGTGTCCATAAGCTCTGCCTGATAGTAAAACCGACCCATTGTATTCCGTCTGATGATACAGCCTTTCAGAACGTATTCTGCACCGTTGTACAGCACGGTTCTTTCAAGGTTGCGTTTAACTTCCGAGATATTCACAGCATTTCCACCTTGATGTAAATGCCCGAAACCTCTGCCCAAAACTTTTCGCATATCTCACTTGCGACAAGTGCGTCATCAGACCAAAAGCCGAGAGCGGTCATACAGTCTTTTAGCATTTTTTGCAGATTGTCCGTGTCAGGTTTTGTTATACGATATTCGCCGTCCTGATGTTTACCGCGAGGGAAGCACCACTTTGTTATCAACCTGACACCCGACTTGTACGGTTCTGACGGTTTAAATTTTGCTAAATGTGATGTGAGCTTTTCTCTTGCTTGTTTCACCTCGGGCGGATTGTAAAAAACAGGTTTACCATTTTTTACCATAACCTTATGTTCCTGTGCAGTTACGGTCGGCGGTATCATCGCCATAAAAAATTCCATTTTTTATATTTCACTCCTTTAAAACATTAAAGCTACTTTTGATTTTTGAATTTTGCTTTTAGTCACAGGTCAGGGGAAGGAGTTGTTGTGCGTAAGCTTCGCACAACTACTTCACCCCTGTGACCTTTAGGGAACGGACACCGTTTATATATACGTAGTATATATACTTTTTCTTTCCCTCGGAAAATCTCGAGAAAAAAGTCATTTTCCGTCATTTTTAGAAAAGGAAAATCTCGGGAAATTTTCCCTATTTTCCCTCACGGAAAGGGAAATTCTCGATAAAATTTTCCTTCCAAATTTGACAGAAAGGGAAAATTTATTCGACTTTTTCCTTTTCCCTCAATCCTGTTTTACCGCCGTCAATCCAAAATCCGCCGTGTTCTTTTAGTCGATTTCGGACTGTTTTTTCGGTAACTCCAAGATATGTAGCAATGTCATTTATATCTGCCTGACCGTTATTTTCTTCTGCAGTAAACGCTGTCATAATAGATTCTGAGCGTTCTTTTTTGCGTTCCGATTCACTCTTTTTCTTACCGAAATTCTTTTTGTAGAGCGAGCCTTTGATGTTAAAATCGCCCTCAAAATTACAGTCTTTCAACACACCTGTTGTATCTGATTTGTGTATCGGATAATCAAACCAAAGGTTAAGTGCATCAAATGCCGGAAACTCTCGTAGAGTACCCTCTATTCTCCACGCTGACATTCCTTTTACGGTTTTTTCGGCACGGGCAACATCTGACATCATCAGCTTAAAAGACTGTTCAGGAAGCGTTTTGCGTGCGATGTCAATCATATTATTTGCCATTACCAAATCGTCCTGCGAACACACTTCGCTGATTTTGTTGAAGCGACCTATCCAGTCTTTGCAGATTTTGCAGGTCCTTTCGTCCTTTTGCTGTTTTATCAAATCTTCGCTGATTTCAAGCCTTGTAAGGTCAAGGAGTGCATCGGGGTCACGAGCGAAAACACCCGAGCCCGAAACTCTGTCCATTGACTTTTTACCGCCCTGAGCACCTTTTGAATGGTGGTGACAGTAGATTACCGCACAACCGATTTTGGTACACACCTTATCAAACTGGTTGCAAAAGTGTGCCATTTGGTCAGCACTGTTCTCATCACCTGTGATAACCTTGTATATCGGGTCAATTACTACGGCTATAAAGTTACCTTTCAGTGCTCTGCGAATGAGCATGGGCGCTAACTTGTCCATAGGTACGGACTTGCCACGCAAGTTCCAAATATCAATTCTGTTTAAGTTTTTGGGTTCAAGTCCAAGTGCTTCATATACATCCTTGAATCTGTGAAAACAGGAAGCACGGTCAAGTTCAAGATTTACATACAAGACATTGCCCTGCGCACACTTAAAGCCGAACCATTCTGTACCCTCGGCAATTGCAATGCACAATTCAATCAGTCCGAACGATTTGCCGGCTTTTGAGGGTCCGCCGAGAAGCATTTTATGTCCCTGTCGCAATACTCCCTCAATCAGAGGCGGAGCAAGTTCAGGAGGATTTTCAAAAAAATCTGCAAGGTTGTCAAGGTCGGGTAAGTCATCGTTGATACTTTCCACCCAGTCTTTCCACTCGGCAAAGTCTGATTTACCGATGTTTGTGTCAATGATAAACTGCTTTTTGCCGTTGCGGATAACACCGGGCATACGGCTCAGCCTTGACGGATTGCGGTTCTGCTTGTCGATTTCAAAGCCGTTTTTATGGCATACATTGTAGAGATAATCAACCCTTTTACGATACTCGTCATAGTTCGTAGCGTCAATCTTAACGATAGCGTGGACTGATTTTCCGCCCGAATAAACAAGCACCGCAACAGGCAGCTCAAGCTCTCTGATGATTGCATTTTGTTCTTCAAGAGCCATACAGTCAGATTCCACCAGAGCGTAACGATAATCGGTTACATTCTCGTTTTTGACGCCCTTGCCGTCCAATGGGTTGAACCTTATCCACGCTCCTGCCTCGGGTTTGTAATCGCCGAATACATTTGAAATATCACCGTCACAATTGTTGAGGGCGGCAATAAGCTCACCTGCCGTACGGTCACAACTGCCTTGTGTTGGCGAATATTTAACCTTGCCGTTGTCATTTTTTTTATAAGTTTCAGTAACATAGCCTACATTTTCGGAGCTGTCAAAGAGGGTTTCAAGGTAGGTTACAATTTCATTCACAGGATTCCAGTTTGCAGGCTCGTGAAACTTTACACCCTCACAGGCTGTTACTCCGATATCGCCCTGTTCAAAAGCAATTTCATCATTCCAACCGAGTTCTTTCGATTCACGAAAAGTCATCCCCCTGTCTTTAGCCATTTGGACTATCGTGCCTGCTGTGACAGGTGAGGCGGAGCCGTTAAAGCTCTGCCATTTCTTTTCACACTCACCGCTGTGATATCGGCTGTCTGCTCTGCTCCAATCGTCCCAGTCCTTTACGCTGTATCCCTCTTGTTTAAGTGCCATTCCGACATTTACCCAGTCTTGGTAGTCAAGCTCTGACGGACTGATGTATTCAAGTGCATTAAGTAAGTCCAACCGTATTCACCTCGCTTTGCGGTACATATGTTTTCGGGTTAATGTTTTTCGGAGTTCTCCAACCGTTTGCGGCAATCCTTGAAATCAAGGCTGACGCTTCGTCAAACTGCCATTTGCCAACGTGCTGAAAACCTCTGCTTTCGAGCATACGGATTTGTTTAGGTGTGGTTAAGCCCTCAATTCTTCGCTTTTCGAGCCTGTCAAGAATAAGTTTTGCTTTGCCTGCACTCTGGATTTCATCGGGGAATATTCCGAGCTTTTCAAGTTTTGCTTTCTGTTTGTCTGTAGGCGGAGAACACTCCCAGCCGAATGCCGGAACATATCCTGCAAGATCCTGCGCCTGAATTGACATTTCGTACTGCAACGGATCTACAAGTTTGCGTTTGCGTGTTCGCATTTCCGCAAGCTGATTTGCAAGCGCCTCTTCACGCTGAGCAACAACATCTTCACTTGCTTTTTCCTCCGCTTCTTCAATGTCAATCGGACAGCCTGCCTGTTCTGATAAGTTTTCTGTCATCTTTTGTGCGACCTCTTCGTTATCGCAAATGAGATGTGCAGGTCTGCAAAGTTCGTGTCGCTCTGTATGCCACAAAAAGTCGAGTAGCAAAAGCTCCGTCTTGTTTGGAGCAAGTCTTGTACCTCTGCCGACCATTTGGCAGTAAAGCCCACGCACCTTTGTAGGTCTTAAAACAACAACGCAGTCAACACTTGGGCAGTCCCAACCCTCGGTTAAAAGCATTGAGTTGCACAAAACATTGTATTTATCGTTTTCAAAGTCCTGCAATATCTCTGCTCTGTCCTCGCTGTTACCGTTTACCTCTGCCGCTTTAAAGCCTTTTTCGTTCAAAATATCTCTAAATTTCTGCGATGTTTTTACAAGTGGTAAAAACACAACAGTTTTACGGTCCTTACAGTATTTTTTCATTTCCTCGGCAATCTGATAAAGATACGGATCAAGTGCCGTGTCAATGTCGCTTGCTTTAAAATCTCCTGCCTGTGTGGCAACTCTCGAAAGGTCAAGTGTAAGCGGTATTGTTACGGCTTTAATCGGTGACAGATACCCCTCTTTGATAGCCTTAGGGAGTGTGTATTCATACGCAAGCGAATCAAATACTGTTCCTAAATTTTTCATATCTCCTCGGTCGGGTGTTGCGGTAACACCCAACACTTTCGCATTGTCAAAATGCTCAAGCACACGCTGATAGCTGTCGCTGATTGAGTGATGTGCTTCATCAATAATGATTGTGTCGAAATAATCGCTGTCAAAGTTTGACAGTCTTTTCTCACGCATAAGCGTCTGTACAGAGCCTACAACAACCCTGTTCCACGAACCTATGCAACTTTGCTCGGCTTTTTCGACTGAAGAATTAAGCCCTGTTGCTTTTTGAATTTTGTCCGCCGCTTGGTCGAGCAATTCTCCACGGTGGGCAAGTATCAGCACCCTGTCACCTCGACGGACACATTCTTCGGTGATTTTTGCAAAAACTATCGTCTTGCCACAGCCTGTAGGCAAGACAAGTAATGTTTTTAAATTGCCGCTTTCCCACTCGGAGAAAACGGCATTCTTTGCTTCGTTCTGATACGGTCGAAGTTGCATTAAAAGCTACCCGGTGTCCAGTTATTCGGCATCGCAGTATTTGGCGTTGCAGGCTGTGTGTTATACTGTGGCGGATATGTAGGCTGTACATACTGCTGAGGTGCAGACTGTGCTACGGCAGGCGATATCGTTGTCACCTGTTCATCGTAGGCATAAAAATACTTGATGTCATTTGTTACGCCCTCTGTGCCGTCATTCTTCACATATTTGCGGATGATAACCTGACATTTACCTTTCTTGCCGATAATGCCTGTCCAGTCCATACGGAGCGGTTCGCCGTGTTTTTTCATTGACACGGACAAAAAGAGCTGTGACAATTTCCATTCAAGTGAGGAGTGCAGTACGAAATTAACTGTAATTTCTCGCTTGTCATCTGCTCCCCACACATCAAAAGTCACTTTCGCCATATTGCATGGTGGCAGTTTACCTTTACCCTGTGAGCGAGCACGCTCAACCTTTGCTACTGTAAAATCATAATCACCCTCGGGGAGTGGTTCATAATTTCCGCCCTCTTCGGTTATTTCGTCGTTCCAACCAAATTCTCTATCCATTTATACATCTTCCTTTCTTATTAAAACGGTAAGTCACGGTTGCTCTGTATCACTTCGAATACCTTATTCCATGCCCCCACAAGGCAACCGTTAATAAATCGTGGGTCATAGTTTGTAATCGGTGTATCGTAAGGGTAGTGCCCCTGTGTAAACACCGCCTGTCTGATTTCGCTTTCATCAACACCGTTAGCTCTCATAAGGTCGGAAAGTGCTTTTGGTATGCCCTCAGGAATATTGACAGACTTGTCATTCTGTATCTGAGGTGTTGGCAGCGGTACAGGCTCGGGAACTTTTTCAATCTGCGTAGTTTGTGGCACAGGCTGTGTCACAGGCTCTGCCTTAGGCGGCTGAGGTATCGGATTCTGCGGAACAGGAGCGTTATTTACAGGTGCAACATCATTAAAAATATGGGCAATGCCTGCATAGCTAAAGTCCATTTCTTCGGGCAGTCCGTGACGGTTCTTTGCGTCCCAACAAGGGTGATGAAGCGTGTACATTACTCTTCCTCCGCCCTGCGCTTTGTACTTTCTGCCGTCTTTGTCGGTTGCTACCGCTACTGTTTTATAGTTTGCGAAAAGCACCATATCCGCCCATTCTTTTACAAGCGGAGAAATCTGTGAAGCAGTCTTTTTGCCGAGTTTTAGCTCCCAACGGTCATATTCACCGATTTCATCAGGCTGTGAAAACTTGCGGAGCTGTGCATGTGCGGTAAGCACAACATTTATACCCCTGTCAATCAAATCTTCAAGGCTGTTCAAAAATCTGCCGAACTCCTCTTTTTCGTAAACATATCCGTTTCCGTAACCGAAATCTTCAATACCTTTTTTGCCGTACTTTGAGCAAATATCATCAATACAAAGCTGTTCTGCCCAGTCGATTGTATCAATAACAACCGTCTTGCATACAGTCGGATTGCTTTTGATATATTCAAGCTGACTTTTGAGCATAGTCCACGATGTCGGCTTATCCATTCTCGCAACATCAAGGTTTTTTGTGCTGCCCTCCGTGTCGATAAACAGAGGATTTGGAAACTGCGAAGCAAATGTTGATTTGCCGATACCCTCGGGACCGTAAATTACAACCTTTTGAGCTGACTTGATTTTACCTTTCGTGATGTTCATTATCTCACCCCCTGTACATCTGAAAAATTGATTTTATTGCCGTCAACATCAATGACAACATAGTCGATTGCGTAGTTGAGCAGTTCGTTTGTCAAATCCTGTATTGACTTGCCTGTCATACCTGCAATCAAAACAATTCTTGAATAGTTTTCAGGCATAATCTTGACCTTGGTATAACCGCAAGCAAGCTCTCTGTGCGGATTGCATTTGATTACACATTCATTTGTTTTTGCTGTTGTTTTAGTTGTAGTTCTTGTAGCCATAATTAAAACTCTCCTTCTGTCCAAGTCGGTGTTGTAACAGGTGTGGTTGTTTCGGACTTAATATAGCCGTCCTCAATGATGATTGAACATTCATCACCGTTTGAAACTCTTGTTGCAATAGCCTGCAATCCCTCTGATTCAAGCCATTTTGCAAAGTCTTTGAGTGTGTCGGTATCCATTTGTTCGAGCTTGTCAAGCAGGACAAATCCGCATTCGGGATTGAGTTTGCGAACAATTGCCGTAGCGACACGAAGCTGTTCCGAACCGCTCATGTTGTCCCACTTAAAGCCGTTATATGTAAGCTCGCCTTTTTCAACCGATAAGCCGTCAAGGGGCAAATTTGCGTTGTTGAGCAAGTCATATTTTGTTTTGCGGATTTCTTCAAGCTGTGCCGTCATATCGGCATACTTGCCGTAATATTCCTTTGCGTCCTCATCAGCTTTCGCCTTATCAAGGTTTGCTCTGACTTTGCGGTTAATTTCGTCAATCTCGGTAATGTTTCTTTCAAGTTCTGCCGTGCTTTCATCGTGCAGTTCGGCAACGGTCTTTCTGCTCCGTTCAAGCTGTGCAAGCACTTTTGTAAGCTCGGAATTGTATTTTCTCAAATCCTCGTTAAGCCTGTTGATTTCGCTCTGCAAATTGTTGGCACGGCTTTCAAGGTTATCTTTTTCTGCTCTCAGGCGGTTATTTTCACCGTTGCGTGCAAGAATTTCCTGCTGTTTATTGATAAGTTCAGAGGCTGACACAGGTTCATTCGGCACGCCTTCGTATTCGGGCATTTCGGCGGCAAACTTTTTCTTTTGGTCTGCAATCTGACCGATAGCACGGCGCTCGTTATACACCTGTGTTTCCTGCGTTTCAAGCTCGTAAACTCTGTTGCCTACACCGATAATCTGCAGGAGCGTGTCAGCCTTTTCCTTGCCGGTTGCATTCATAAATTTCGGCAGGTCAAGAGCAAAGTTACTGACAAATGCGTCAAGCAAAGCCTGTCCGCCTTTGTTGCCTGCGGTGTCAATTACTTTAAGACTGCTGTTCTTACCGCTACGCTCCACAACTATACCGTTCGAGAGTTTGATTTTTAGGTGTGGCGGAATTGTTGAACCCTCACGGTACGGAGCAGACGGAGCAAAACGATTACCGCCGAGAGCCCACGCAATTGCGTCAAGAACAGATGTCTTGCCCTGTCCGTTTTTACCGCCCAACACGGTAAGTCCGTTTTCGGTCGGTTCATAAGCAACCGCCTTTACTCTTTTTACATTTTCAATTTCAAAAGCTGATATTTTTACTGACATATTAAAGTCCTCCTTGACAATTCGCTTAAAATTGTCTATCATTTAATTAAGGTATTTTTCTTTGTCCGTTGAGGCTTTGCAGAGCTTCAGCGGATTTTTCTTTTTCCCTTACTTTAAGAATAGTGTTAAGGGTTTTACAACAGTTGCTCACACTGTATGCATTTGGGTTGTTCGCTTTATACAGCTTGTCACGCATATCTTCAAGAGCTTCTACAATTATTTCAATCTCTTCGGGATTGAACCCTGTATTTTCATAGTCGTAAAGTTTGCGAATGCAGCCGTAAAACTCGTTTGGTACATCTTTGCAGTCGTGCATTTTGCCGTAGATGTCCTTAACCTTGATTTCGCTGTCTTGATTTAAAGTTAATCTTTTCATCGGTTACACCTCCTTGCTTATAAAATCTGTAGCACGATATAGCGTCACGTAATCCCCCTCAAGGTCATCATCGTAATACTGTGCTGTCTCATCGCCCATTGCTTTAATAATCACGGCATAGTAATCTTCTTCCCATTCTTTCGCCGCTTCAATTATTTCGTCGAGCGTAAACTTGCCTTTAGCTTTTTTGAGTTTCAGACACCAGCGTCCCTCAACATCATATCCGCTTTCGACTGTTGTCCCCTTTTTCATTTACTGACACCCACACATTCAAAATTGAATGCTTCGGATTCAGGCGTTTCAAGGGCTTTGAGTTTGCGGATAAGCTCTGCGTTTTTCGCTCTTTCGGCAACATATAAGGCTGTCACCTTGTTAAGCTTTGCTTTTGTTTTTTCAAGATGGCTGTTCGCAATGTCACGCTCCTGCTCGGTGCTTGCAAGACTTTTTTGCGTGTATTTAAGCTGGTCTTTGCTGTCACGGTACTTTTTTCTAAGCGACCTTTTTGTTTCTAAATCTTTAAATGCCATTTTTAATGCTCCTTTATGTATTGTCTGATTTCTTCCTTATCAAATCGCCAAAGCTTTCCGATTTTGTGGGCAGGAAGAACGCCCCTTTGTGCAAGCCGTGTTGTATAATCAACATTAAGTGCAAGCAACCGTGCCACATACGGCACATCAATTATCACCGGCACTTCATCCCAATTGATGATAGGTCTTTCTCTCGGCATATGTACACCTCCTATTTTTCGTTTGTAATTTTGTCTGAAACGATTTCGACTGTGTCGATAAGTTTAAGTTTTGCCATTTTCTCACCTGCTTTCTGTTTTACCTATCTTGATTTCTACACCCAAAGCCGTTAAGAGCCTGTCGGCATTTTCAAGAGAAATACTCTTTTTGCCTTTTTCCCAATACTGAATAGCTCTTTTAGTAAAGCCTGATTTTTTAGCAAGCTCGCTTTGTGAAAGACCTTTCTGTTTCCTGCTTTTAAGCAAGATTT